CGATGGTGAAGGGCTGCCACGTTTTGAGCGTGGCTTCCAACTGGCGTACCTGCGCTTCGTGCTGGTACCGTTGGCGCAGTTGCTTGGCGCGCTTGCTACGGTCGCGTACGAGGAACAGTTGTAGCGTTGTAGCCGCAAACGCCAGCGCCGCGAGTATGTAGGTGATCGCTTCGAACAGGTATTGCAGAACGTGTAGCAGCATTCCTACAATCTCCTCTCCTCGCACGATAAGCGAGATGAGCAGCACGCCCAAAGGCACGCCAGCCACAATGGCAAGTACGTTTGCCAGCATACGTCCTCCGTCTAGGACGCGGGCGTCTGTAGGTTGCCAGGCTACAGACGCCGCGCGTAGTTATGCTAGAACGTGTGGTAGCCCGTGCATTGTGACCCGCTTCCAGGGCCGTCGGCACAGGCTTTCCAGGTGACTCCAGTGAACGCATCAATGTAGCTGTAGGCGACGCCGTAGGTACCTGGCGCTATATACGTCTGGCTTCCCTCGTCCATTATCACGCCGCTACCATCCACGAAGAACGCCTTAAAGTAACAACTGCCCGAACAGCCCGAGCCGACATGAACGTTCACCTGCGACCAGTGCTGTCCGTCGCATGTGTTCTGGTACATCTGGACGGTCATGTAGTAGTCGCCCTGCCACGGCGCGGTATAGTGTACCGTGCCTGTTTGGGTGATCAGCCAGTCGCTACACAGTGGCGAAGGTCCACCGTTGGCGTGGGCTGGCATGGCATGCGCGGGCGCTGCCTGCGCCGCTAGCCCGACAATGAGCGCTGCACACAGGGCAAGCGCCAACACCACGCGATGGATAAGGTTGCGCATGTGCTCCCTCCTTACACGGGAACAGTATCTCTAATGGCAAGCGCTCCAATTAGCGCCAACCGCGAGATCCACATCAAACAGGACATGCTCGCTTACCACTACGCTCGTCATGGTCGTGGTGATGAGTTGGGTAGCCTCGTCTAAGCGGTCGGCTACCAACTCGAATAGAAGGCTATCGTGTACGGGCAGCAACACGTAGCCCAGCCCTTTTTCGGGGAGCAGTCGCTCCAGAGTAGTGAGCGCCATAAGGTTGATGTCGCTGGCGAACGCCTGCACTGGATGATTGCGTGACTCCGTCTGGATTGAGCTAGCCATGCCATACGCAACCCGCTGGAAGCGCCTGCGTCTGCCTGTGGCGCTCTCGACCCAGCCCTCGCGCTCGGCTAGCGTGGTTTGGCCGTCGAGGTAGGCAGCCGCACGTTTGTACGTTTTGCGCCAGTCAGTCTGAAACTTGCGCGCCTCTTTGACGGTACAGCCCAGCCCTTTCTCTTCTTGGGCTAGGGCTTCGGCGCCCTCGCCGTAGATGTTGCCAAAGGTGACGTACTTGGCTTTGCGCCGTAGCCGCGTTTTAAGCCAGCCGTACAGCGTGGCAAAGTCATCCGTCCGTTGGCTGGCGACGCTCTGGCGGCGTGCGAACTCGTCAAACATGCTGGTACTGCGCGCCACAGCGTCTAGGTCAGCGACCGTGGTGGCAGCCTGCAACGCTGCCACAATATCAGCGAAGGCAACCTTGCACACTTCCCAGTGGAAGTCAGCGGCGCGTAGGGCTGCGCACAGCGCTGCATCATGGCTGTACCAGGCAAGCGCGCGTACCTCGAGTTGTTTGTAGTCGGCATTGGCCATGACCATGCCAGCGCTAGGGATAAACAACTCCTTGATCACGCTGTCGGCTGGGATGTTTTGCAGGTTGGGGTTACGGCTGGCCAGGCGACCCGTTACCGTGCCATGCAATAGCAGGTTCGTGCGGATACGCCCGTCGGCGTCCAGCCGCTTGCGCAAGCCGTCCAGATAGGTACGCTTGGTCGTGAGCAGGCTGCGCGTCCGCATGGTCGCTTCCAAGAAGGCGCTGCTCGCGTTGCCAGCGGCAGCGTCACGCCGTTGTAGCTCGTGCAGCGTCAGCTTATCCGTCTTGCGTAGGTTCTGGTACCCTAGCCCGCCGTCAGCCTCAGGCGTGTACAGTACCTCGGCTACCTGTTGCCAGCTACGCGGGTTAAGCGTGTCGTTCTGCGCCAGCACGCGCATCTCTTCTGTTGACTCAGCCGCCATGCGTGTGTAGTCGGCGGTGAGGGCGTTTAGGCGTTCCAGGTCAAGCCGTATGCCGTGCGCCTGCATTCGGGCGACGGCGTTGGCGGCTGGAACCAGGAGCGTATCGTGGCAGTCTAGCGGCGTGGGATAGCCTTTGCGGCTGGGCGGCTGATTGCGCACACGGCGACGCAGCACGTACCACAGCCGCCAGGTCGCTTCCAGGTCATAGGCGTGGTACTGGCGGCGCTCAGCGGCAGGGATGCCCTCCATACCGCCGAGGGCTTTCATCTGCTTGTCGACCTCGACCGACCAGTCGGGCCAGTCCAGGTAGTACTGCGCCAACGTTTTGAGGTCGTGGTGACCGCCGCTCCAGCCTCCGTCGTCGTTCACGCCGCTCCGCTCGTCCAGGCAGTGATGCAGGAGCATGGTATCGCCACCAACCAGCGCCGGAAAGCCCGCAGCCTGCAAGAACTCGCAGTCAAACTTGTAATTGTGACCAACGAACGTGATGCTGCGGTTGCCAAACAGTGCGCGTAACGCGCTGCGCCAGCCCACGCGCGTTGTCCACGTTTCCGCTGGGATGATGAATGGCGGCTCGTCTTGCCAGCGTAGGCCGATCTCGAGTATGCGGTCGGTACGCGGGTTGAGTCCAGTAGTTTCAATGTCGCAGATGATGAGGCGCTGGCGCATGGCATCAGCTAGGCGGCAGGCGTCGTCGTAGTCGTCGGGGTGAGCCGTGTGAAATGTCAGCGTGGGCAGTGTGGGCGGCGTAGCGCCAGGCTGGCACATACGCGCCACACGGCTAGCCGCCCACACGAATTCGTCGTAGGCGTCGGCGTTGCGCAGCACATACGCAGGATGATACGCATACACAGCCCAGCACTGGTGACGCTCGTTCCATTCGACGGTACCGTTCAGCTTGCTCATGGGCAGCGCCTCGCCGCGTAGGGCCAGGGCTGCGCTCTTGCCCACCACAAACAACACGCGCTTGCTTGTGCAGGCGTCCAACTCAGCATCCAGCCGTGCGGAGCAGGCGCGTATGGCTTTCTGGCTCACCTGCTTTGGTGGCATGCACAGCAGGGCGTTTGTGCGGTAGGTGTCCGTCCAGGCGATGCCCTGCGCCTTGAGAACCTGTTGTGTGAGTGTGCCGCTGATACCCACAAACGGCGCATCTTGAGCTATCTCGTTTAGGCCAGGCGCTTCACCTATCAGGACGACGTCAGCCGTGGCGCTGCCCAGCCCACGCACGGCGCGCGGTGGTAGCGCGATGCCACAGCCCAACGGGCAATGTTCGCAATCGGTTAGGCTGCGCGCCTCAGCCCTGCTCAGCAGGCGGATATCGGTTGCTGTGCTGCGCGCTTGTGTAACCATGCTTGAACTCCGTCGGCTTGTGGGTACGTGTGACGAGGTCAGCTTGTTCTATCATCAGGTCGCGACACATGGTCGCTAGCGGTTGCTTGCGTAGCGATGCCAACATGGCCGCTTTGGTGTATTCGGCGTCACTCAGCTTGATGGATATCAGGTGTGGACGACGCCGTGTGAGGCTGGTCATCTGTCCCTCCCAGGGAAGAACCGTTCCCTAGCCGTGTGACCAACAGACACGACTAGGGGACGGCTCGACACAGTCAGTGCAGGCGCGTCCGGTTGCGCGCCTAGATGTTCATGCCAGGCGTGGGCGCAGCGCTGCCAACGATGCGATCCAGCTTGGGAGTGTTGTACCCGCCGTTCTCATCGACCAGCGTGCGAGCGCGGAACGTGCGCCCTTGCAGCACTTCAGCGATCTTGCCCGTGCTGCCTGGGATTATCGCTCCCTCACCGAGGATGGACTGGATCTTGTTCTTGGCGAAGCGCTTGGCTCCATCGCTACTGAAGGTGAGGTAGTCACGCACGTGCTGGCCCTCATAGTCGCCGTCGAGCACGCTGCACTCCAGGATGATCTGTGGCGCGTCGGCCTTGCTGCGCGTAGCCGTGGCGCTTTCGATCTCGAAGTTGTACGTGCCAGCGGGGAGGCGCGCTGGGATGTGTTCCAGGTCAAGCTCATCGTCGTAGGCGACGGGAGCGCTGGACGGCTGGAAGCCCGCGTCGTAGGCGTCGGCGAGCATTTCGTCCATGGGGTCGTTGGTGTTTGGCAGTTGTTTCTGTGGCATGGTGTTCTGGTTGCTCTCTTTCGGTTTGGTTGGTGTTTGTGGTTTGTACGGTCTGGCGTTTAATAGCCGTAGTGCTCCTGGGCGTACTTGAGCGACGCCATACGCCCACGCTCGTCATAGTCGAGCAGGGCTTCGATGGTCGGGTTGGGGTACGTAGGTGGCAACTGGCCAAACGCATCACCGCGTGACTTTGCAACCACTTTACCGTCGTTCTGCAACAGGATACGCCTTACCAGCGTAACGCCGTTGCCGTCGAGCGCAGGTTGCCGCGCAATAAACAGACGACCTACAATATCGAACGCCTGCGGAAGCCCTTCACGGGCTTTGGCTCCTTCAACCGCTGGGCGCATGCCGTCGTCAGCGGCTTGCTCCTGTGCCGTGACGATCAAGTGTAGACCCGCGTCCCGAAAGCCACGGATCAGGTCGAGCAGGCGGTGTGTGTAGTTGTTCCACTCGCCGTACTCCAGGATGTCTTCAGGCGCTCCGCGTGCGCGGTGTCCACCGTGCAGAATGTCATTGTAGATGAGCGAAGCGCCAGCCGTGATGCTGTCAATGACGACCGACTTGTATGGTTGGCCTGACGGTCTGTGGATAGCCTTACCAGCGCGTACCACCTCCAGCACGCCTTCCAGGTTGCTGTGAATGTCTTCCGTACTCATTACACGGATAGCCTTGTTGCGCCAGCTAATTGTACGTGCGCCATTCTCCAGGTCAAGGAACAGCACAGGGCTGGTTCGCGGGTCATCCTCGGCTGTGCCAGCAAGCGCCGTTTTACCGACGCCACTAGTACCATAGATGAGCAGCTTTACAGGCTGCAACGCTGGCGCTGTGGTAGACTCGGTCTCGCTACTGGTCGCTACCAGAGGGGCTGGACGGTCGTTGGTCATATGCTTGCCCTACCTCTATAGCAGTCCCCATGCATAGCGTCCCGACAGGATTCCACACGTCCCACAACGCTATGCATAGGCTGTACTGTAATGGTACCACGCGGGTACCCGCACTGCCAAGGCAGCCCCACGGCTAGTACTAGTGGGCTAGCCCTGCGCCACGCCAGCGGGTACGCCCGTGCGCGGCCAACGCAACGTAATCTCGTTAGGCTTGCGTGCGTTGCGCCGCATGATGTCAGCGCCCCACTTGTTCTGGAGATAGGCGATGCTCGCCTGCTCCAGAGCCGAGGTACGCGATCCACCGCGCCGCCAGCGTTGCTGCGATGCGTGAACTCCAGCAACCAGCGATTGACACGCGGCGCAACGCCATAGAGTCGTAAGTGCTGTGCCGTGTAGTCGTAGTCCTCTTTAAGGGACAGGGCTGGGTCGAAGCGCAGCGGATTCGGTCGGATCCACATGCAATCGCCTAGGACGAACCCTGTCTTGGTAACGGGACGCAAGTGGTTGTAGAACGTGAGGCTGTTGGTTGGGGCGACGCCGACCAGGCGCGCGTCGTAATCACGCGAGATGACGTATAGGTCGCTTGCCAGTTGGGCTAGCGTACCCTTTACACGGCGGTAGCGGTGAACCTCGTCTGTGCAGTCCTCTTTCGGGTCGGCGTAGACGATCGCCCGCATATCGTCGCTCAGTTGTAAACAGGGGACGCCGTGTCGCGCGGCGTCGTCTAGCGCTTTGTTACGCGCAGCAACCAGCACGCCAGCTTCGCGCGCACTAGGCGCTCCCATGGAGCGGTACTTCGGTCCCTCGGTATGGTCGACGTACCACGTTGCCTCGCCGATCAGTTGATTGTACGCTGGCACGTTTTGCGGTCGGCCCGTGCTGATAACAGCCAACCAGAACGGCCATTGGATGACGTCGTCTCTTAACATAACGGACTCCTGTGGGCTACACTACCACTGTAATTAGCCCAAACGCGGCGCGATTAGTCGGTCGACTAAGAGAACGCCGCTGACACGCTTCAACTCCACAAACGGTGATCCGTTTAACGAGGCTACGCCTGCATCCCAAGCAAGCATTTTCGATCAGAGGTCCGTGCGCGAATCGCCTGTGTGTTTGTATAGGTAGCGCGCACGGGACTCTCATGTCGCTGTCAGCGCGTCACAGACGGACTTTACACACTACAGCGCCAGTGTAGCTACTTCTCCCACGGGCGCAGAACGGGCAACGTATAGGGCTGCCCAGCGGTCGCCAACTGGATCAACTCGTCGTCGTTTGCGTCGGCTGGCGGGTAGGTTTCTTTGCCGAGTTGGTCAGGGAGTAACCCTGGTCGGTAGCTCAGAGCGTCGCAGCCTTGGCACGGCGCAAACGTGCGTTCGCCGCGTAGCAGATGCTTACGAGCGGCGTACATGGCGGGGTCGTGCCAGATCGACTCAACCGTGCGACCGTTGACGTCGCCCACTTTAAAGACGCCTCGCCAGTCGTTGCAGCACAGCGCCACGTGACCGTCCCAGCGTATCGACATCTCTCTAAACGGCTTGGCGCAGCGCTTGCCCTGCCCACGGCTGTTCAGCGGCGCAGCAGCGCCAGCATGATTGTTGAGCGTGGCGTGCGTGCCTTGGGTTGCCACGCTGATGTCCTGCACAATGCTGATGGAGCGCGTGCGATAGTCGTGTCGGCGGTTGGGGTTGCCAGCGCCTTCGGCGGGGTACTCGTACACGGGGATGCGATGGGCTGCGCCCCATGCGCGCATCAGCGGCGCAACCTGTAGCCCTTGGTAGTTGTCCAGCGCCAGCATGTTGAGTCCGTAGGCAAACAGCTTCTCCACTTTGGCGCTGAAGTCCTCGGCTGGCTTTGTGAGCGGGACGCCGTTGGTCGTCAGCATGATGCTGGCGTGCGGGAGCGCATCCCTAAACGCCAGGATCAAGTATGGCAGGTAGGGATTGAGCGTTGGCTCGCCATGCATGGCGAACTCGATGCGTGCGTGCCAGCCTGCGCGGGCAATGTCACGCGCAATGGTCTCAGCCGTGTCGACCAGCATGTAGCGGTCAGTACTGCGCACGTTGGGGCCACGTATGCCATTCAACCCGCAGAATGTGCAGCGCAGGTTACATCCCTCAGTCGCTTCAATCTGGACAGCGAACGGAGGCGCTTGACGGTACACGGGGTCACGTTCCTTTCGGTAAGGGGCGCACTGTGCGCCAGCTTCAGTATACCCCACACGGGTACCCACTAGCTAGCCGCTAGTACTGTTGGTTGGCGGCTGTGCCAGGCTGACGGCGATACGGTCGAGGCGTTCAACTAGCATCGCGAGCAGCAACACTTCCGCGGTGTGCCACTGATCGTCGCCACTGCTGATGCTCGGGATGCCGATAGCGAAGCGTTCGCCGTTAGCGGTCTCAAGCTGTACGACGCGACGCCACGGTTCAAATCTGCCTTCGGCTGGGATGATGTTTGCCATAGTGATCCCTTTCTAGCGGTCAGGTGGGCGCTGGTCGCGCAGGTCAGCTTTACGCTGCGCCGTGGTGATGTAGGGCTTACAGTCGTTGCAGTAGACATCGTACACCACGCGGCGCTTGTGCGTTTTAGGGTCAAGCGTTCGCGAGATTATAGGGAAGTTGCGGTGTGGCTTCAGTGTATGGCAACGCAGGCAACGCGCCTGCATCTCAACTGGCATTGGCGTCCTCCTCGTCGTCGCGCACGTAGACAGTACCGCGCGGTTTGCGATAGACGTAGTTGTGCTGCAACGCCCACTGAAAGTCCTCGCCGTATTGCAGCGCCAAGCATGGCGACTGGAAGGCACACCTGTCGCAGTGCATGCCAGGCGAGTAGTAGTCAGCGCGGTCGAGTCGGCTCATCTCGGCTAGTACGGTACGCAAGTGCGTCTCAAAGAACGCTAGCTCGTTCTGGTCGTGACGGATCCACTCGCGCTTAAAGAACGGCGCGCTGGTACGGTTGGTGGGCAGCTTCTTCCGTAGGCCATTGTACAGCACGCCCTCTACACGGTTGGGCAGTGGGCCAAACCGCTCGGTCAGCTTGCCCGACACTAATAGCTGGTTGGCTGCCCACATATAGCCGAGAAATTG